TTATGCCATGCGTAAAAGGTTTTAAATAGCTTATACGGGTTAAAACTACTTACCCAAAATTGGTGGTACAACTGCGCATAACTTTCGGGCGTGGGCGTACCACTTAAATAAATAATGGGCTTACCGGCGCATATCTTTTTTAGTTCGGTTGTCCTATTGCTAGGCGTAGGATATTGCCCTAAGGAATGGGCTTCGTCAATTATAATAAGATCGTAATTTTGTTGGGCCTTATGCACGCTTTCATAATTAATAATATCTAAATCGTAAATACAAAGGCTATTATCGTAGTCGTCCTGGATGCTGCTAATGGCTTTTTTCTTGGTTACAAATAAAACTTTTTTGGCACCATATAAACTAGCAATGTGCAAACTTGTAATTGTCTTACCAGTGCGCACTTGCATAGCTAAATAGACTAAGCCAAAGTCTTTTATAATTTGTATGGCTTGTTCGGATATGTCAACTTGGTAATCTCTTAGTTGCATGATATTTTTTTAAAGATAAGGCCGGCGATAACCAATTACTAAATTCTCTTATCATTGATTATTATAGTCATAGGTCTTATTTTGTGTTTTATCAATAATTAAATTATATCCATTTTCTTTCATTATTTCATTTATTTTATTCCATCCTATTGTTAGCTTATGTGTACCAATATACCCATCCCAATTATTACCATCATTTGTCAATGGAGCTTCAAAATGAATGTATTTAACCCCTTTGCAATATTTAGCTAACTGTTCAAAATGGTCATTGCTTAAATGTTCAATAAAATGAGTTGCTACAATAACATCAGCTTTTATTGTTCTTTCATCATTAAACCAATCAAATTTTGTAGGCAAAATATAATTAACTTCTTTGCATTTAGTTGAACGAATTGCAGCTTCGCAAATTTCTATACCATACCAAGTTGATATATTAAAGTCTTGCATAGATTGTTTAGCTAAATCTCCTTTCCAAGTGCCAAACTCTAACACTATTGGGTTATTACATAGCAATAAGGCTTCCTTTACGTTGTCATAGTTGTAATGATTTTGTTCAGGATAACGTGCTTCTAATTCATTATGATAAGCTATTTGCTCATCTATTGTCATCGTATCGTAGCTTTCACGCCACTTGTCAAATTCGTTCATATTTTTATATTTGGTTTATTTTTTATAATAAGCCGTCTTGTAGCGGCTCGTCTTCTTTTTGGTCCACACGTCTATAACCTTCCTTCCATAAAATACGTGTAAGCATTACCGAGTTTTTAATTATAGTATCTTCGGAGTTGCGAGGGTAGAGCAAATGCAGTACTTCATGTATTAAAATTTCTAGATGCTTTTTACCTTTAAGGCGTTCGTCTATTTCAATAATGCCATCGCTACTAGCCATGCCATGGGCTTGCTCTCTACCTAGCTTACGATATATAATCTTAATTTTAAGCATTTTTTAAAAGGTCTTCATCTGGTCTTATGTCCTCGGTTATATGTATGCGCTGGCCACCGCGTATTGATGCTAAGGTTTTTCTTATATAATTTTCAAGGTCGTAAAGTTCGCTTAACTTTTTAACCAAGTAAATTTCTTGGTCACTTAACTTCATTTTGTTCCAATTTTTGGGAAGTTTCATATTCATAATGTATTAATAAATCAATGTAATGTTTTGCTTTTTTTAAATCTTCAATGCCGTTTTTATATTTGTGGCGCATTACGTATTTAATTACGTTGCCTTCTATAAAAGGTATGCTATTGCTTTGTATAAATTCAATAGGCTGAATTTTATAAAGTTTATAATGATTGCCGCCTATTTGTTCTTGCTTTGCGCTCATGTTACTTATCGGTTTTGCTATGAAATTTATTACAAGTTTTACATTTGTACATAATCTTTTTAAGGCCACTGGCCATAACGCGCGACATGTGTCTTACAAGTTCATCGCTTCCACATTCGGGACATGAGCCACGATCGGCGCCAAATATTACGCCGTAGTGCGTCTTAGGTAAGATATGATTGCTTAATGCTTTGTGGACTTTTTCTAAAAGTATTACGTCCATCTTGCAATATTTAATCATTTTGTCCATTGCTTTTTTATCCTTCTTTAAAACAATATCCTTCCATAAATCGTAGTCGGTTTTAATCTTTTGTCCTATGCCTAAAAATGTAGCAATGTAATTAAGTTTATTACTATTAAATTTAAACTTTGCGCGCGCTACTTTTAAAGTATCAATGCTTATGTAAGTTGGGAATAATTCTACCTTATGAAATAAACAACGCGTGCGCACCCATGCAAGGTCAAACTTATCGCCGTTGTGTCCTACAATTTCATCGGCGGTGTTTAAGACTTTTATAAAGTCTTGTAGCATTTTTTTATCGCATTGCTTACTATCCCAACTTAGCGCGTGGGTTACTTTTTCTTCTTCCCACTTATAGCAGATGCAAATAATAGCACGCTCTTTTATAATATTTTGCGGGCCGATGTTTAGTTTAAACCCAGACTGCCAAAAGAATCCGATGTTTGGCGCTGTTTCAATATCGAAATACAATCGTTTTCTTTTGGTAATCATGGGGTAAAATTACTATTTTTTATGAGATAGTTGGTAACTAAATTCTTTTGGCTTATCGTCCTCGTGTTCTGCAAGCCAAAGTTTTTGCACCGATTGGAATAAATCCCAGTCCTTGGCGGTGTCGTCCTTGGTTACCATTTGCCATCCTGGGCCTTGTATTGCACCATTTTTGCCATAGGTCCTAGTCTTGGCATTAAGCCATAAAATAGCCACGCCGTCAATATCCGGATATTCATCCGCTTGCTTAACGCCGTTTAAATACAATTCCTTATAAGCCGATAATTGAAGCCAGTAACTATTGTAAATACCATTTGAAGTCTTGATATCCAATACATATACTTTGCCATCAATACGGCAAATACGATCTAAGGTACCGGCAAAGCCTAGCTTACCATTAACAAAAGTTTGCTCTATTAAGATATGCTCGGGTGCATGAATTTTACTAAAATCCACGTAACGCTCAAACATGGCCCATTCTTCTAGGCTATGTTTAGGCTTGCCGTTTTCATCAAATAAATTACATTCAAGTCCGTTATCGTAGTCCTCGGTAAGTTGATGCACCGCGCTTCCACGTCGTCCGGCATTGTCCCTAATTTCGTCGGCCTTGGCACCCATGTCCTTCATCCATTGAATTAATTGGTATGGCTTTGGGTATGCCTCAAGCAAAGTGGTAGCACTTGGATAGTACTGCCCGTCGGTGTCGGTGTAAAAACGCCCATCCACAAACGTTAACTGGTTTGGTTTTGTTTTTACTAGCATATAATTTCTTTAATGGTTACTTCGTCGGCCTTTTCTTTACCACCGGCTAAAACTAATTTGGCTGCAAATTCGTCTGCTTGTTCTAAAGTTCCGAATCCTTTTATAAACTTATTATCTATGTAAACAAAGTATCTATCTTCGTTAAAGATTAAGTCAATTTGTTTTGTAATTTTTACAACTGGCATATAATTTTTTTTTATGATTTTTAAATAATGGTAGTTTTTTAAACGGAAACTACCAAAACCGCTATTTAAAAACCAACACTACTAAAAAGGTGTTTCGTCGTTATCTTCCATTTCCGTTGCCGTTAAGACGCTAAAAATATTGTTTGCCATATTTTCTAAAAATAGCATCATATCGCTATCGTCCCACTGCTCCTTACCTTTTACTTTTATTTTAGTCATTTGTGGTAAGCCGTTGGGTTCTTCCTTGGTATAGGCCGGCGCTATCTTATTGCCATCTTGATACAAAGTAATGCCCGTAATTGTTTTAGTGGCGTCGTTTTTGTCCTTCATGGCCCATGGCATAAAGCGTACTTCTTTATACAAATTTACATTTGGTAACGCCTTTAAAAATGATGAAGCGTAACGGCTACTAAATGGTAACGATACTATGTAAGTAACTTCGCCATCGGTAAAGCTAAGTTGCCATTGCTTGCCGTAGTCATTTTCTTTGGTGTCAATTTTAACTAGCTTTGCAGTTAGGTCCTTAAACCTTTCTTCATAAACTAACTTACCGGTTTTTGTAATGCGCTCGGTTGTGCGCTCGTTTGCTTGCTTGTGTTGGCGTACTAAGTTGCCGTCCGCAACACTGAGGTAAATTGTGTTTGTACCTCCTAATTGTGATAATGCCATGATTTAAAATGTAGTTTGTTTTATACTACGAGAGCAAATATAGACATATTTATTTAATAAAAAAATATTTTTTTTAAAGTTTTTTTATTTATATTTGCTGCATAACAATAAATTATATGAAACAACACAATTTATTCCAATTAGAACAACCAAATAATGAAGTAAAATATACTTCTAAAATTGAAACTCCTATTTATAAACCAAAGAATAATAAGCCACATATATTAGAATTATGTGATAAGTCTAAAACACATAGACTTATAAAAGAAATTGATTCATCTAGTTTATCAATAGAGGAAAAATCATTTTTAATTGATGCGGCTAGAAGACATAATGTATTTAATTATGAAAAAATAGCGGATTATTATTCTCATTCTACTAAAGAAATGCAGGATCTTATGGAAAAGTCTGCACTTGTTATTATTGATTTTGAAAAAGCAATTCAATTAAGTTATGTAAAATTATGTGATGATATTAAAAAACAATACTTGCAAGAATATGGAGAATAATAATTTAGTAGTATTTATACTTTCACATGGAAGGCCGGATAATGTTAAGACATTTGAAACATTAAAGAAATATAATTATAGTGGTAAAATATATATTGTTATTGATAATGAAGATAAAACCATAGATAAATATATTAAAAATTTTGGTGTTGATAATGTAAAAGTATTTGATAAAAAAGCTATGGCTAATAGTATTGATGAAGGTAATAACTTTGATAATAGAAACGTAATAGTACACGCAAGAAATTATTGTTTTAAATTAGCTAAAGAATTAGGAATTAAATATTTCGTACAATTTGATGATGACTATTATTACTTTGGTTATAGATA